ACACAGGCCGACACGTCTCGCAAGTTTCAAGGCGGGCTCGAAATGGTGACGGTAGATCTTGAAATCCAGCTCGACCAAGCGGCCGGCGAAACGACCGCCACTCTTGAGGCTCTCGTAGGCACTACGACGACTCTCGTCCTCATTCCTAACTCTGGCGCGGTCTCCGCGACCAATAGGCGCTATACGGTCACGGGCGCATTCTTGGAATCCTTCAGCAGTATTGACGGCGGCCTCGGGGCCGTTGCCTCTACCTCATGCCAATTCACAGGAGGAACGCTCGCTATTGCCAGCGTCTAGAACATGATCCCGAAGCTCCAGATCACCGTCCAGCACATCGACGGGATCGCCGGAACGTATCCGGTGACTCCGTGGATCATTGACCAATTCGAGCAGATGTCGAAGACGTCGTTCATGCGTACATTCTCCGGAATCGAGAACGCCGACGTCGGTCATCTCTTCCTCTTGGCATTCCTCGCCGAACGTCAAGCCGGCGGCACCGTCGCCGCATGGCGTGAAGCGTATGTGAAAACACTCGACACCATTCCAAGCGTCGAGGTCATCGAAGACCCAAAAGACCCGGACGCGGCGGAGAGTTCCGAAGATTCATCGCTGAGCTAGCGCTCGCGACGGGAATATCCCCGCGTGAACTACTAGAGAGCGACGTCGAAACCTTGAACCATCTCGTCGCGATACTCAAAGAACGCGAGAAGCGGAGCCGATAATGGCCAGAATGAACAAATACCAGAGGCAAGCCGCCGCCGATTACCGCGCCGGCGCTATCTCTGGCACGTCTGGGATGGCCGAAATCGAAGGCTTGCGCGATCTTCAGAAGTCGCTCCGGAAACTCTCGAAAGAGTCCCGCGACGAAATGAAAGACACACACCGGAAAGCCGGCGAGATCATCGTCAAAGCGGCGACACCGTTCACGCCCGTAGATTCCGGCGCACTATCGGCGTCTCTCAAGTCAGCGCCGACTCAGCGTCAAGGCCGCGTTCGTCTCGGATCTGCCGCGGTGCCATACGCCGGTCCGATCCACTTCGGCTGGCCAGCTCGAAACATTCGCCCGAACCCGTTCATCTACCAAGTACTCGACTCTCGTCGCGATGAGGTGCTCAAACTTTACGAGCGCCGCATCGACGAGATAATAACGAAGTACGAACTCGACTAGGAAAGTACGATAGGGCTATGGCTAAGTCGATTTCCGTCGTTGTAACAGGTAACGCCGCACCGCTCCGAAAGGCGCTAGGCGAAACCGACGAAATGCTGAAGAAGAGCTTCGGAGGCATTCAGAAAGCCGCCCTCGCTGGAGCCGCCGCAATGGCTGGAGCTGGCGCTCTCGCATACTCCGCAATTCAAGACGCCGCCGACCTCTCCGAAACACTCTCGAAGGCTGGCGTCCTCTTCGGGGACAATGTCGCCGAGATAGAAAAGTTCGCCGACGGTGCCGCGCGTAGTATGGGCATGACGAAGCAAGCCGCGCTCGACGCTTCCGCCACGTTCGCCACTTTCGGCAAGTCTGCCGGCCTCTCCGGAAAGGATCTCTCGAAGTTCTCGACCGACTTCGTCAGCTTGGCGTCCGACCTTTCGTCTTTCAACAACACCACGCCAGAGGAAGCAATCAACGCGATCGGCTCCGCGTTACGCGGTGAAGCTGAACCGATGAGGAAGTACGGCGTCCTTCTTGACGACGCGACGATGAGGCAAAAGGCGCTCGAGCTGGGAATCATCGAAACCACGAAGCAAGCGCTCACACCTCAGCAAAAAGTCCTCGCCGCTCAGGCTCTCATCATGGAAAAAACCGCGGACGCTCAAGGAGACTTCGAGCGCACCTCGGGCTCTCTTGTGAACCAGCAGAAAATCCTCTCGGCAACTCTCACCGATGTGAAGGCGAAAGTCGGGAACGCGCTCCTCCCCGCGTTCCTCGGCATAGTCACAACTCTGAACGATGTCCTCTTTCCGGCAATCGAAAAAGTGACGAAAATCTTCGAGGAGAACGGCTTCGTCGATGGCATGAAGATGATCTTCGAGGAAGGCGGCGCATGGCTGACCGGGACCGGTCTCCCAATGCTTCAAGAAAAACTCGGCCAGCTGGGCGGCGCTCTCGTCGATTGGATTGGGCCACGGATCGGACCAATGCTCGAAAAACTCGGAGAGCTCATCGCCGCCGGCGCTAATTGGCTACTAGACACAGGCCTACCGACATGGATCGACAAGCTCAAGCAATGGGGGCAGGCCTTCGTCGATTGGATTGGTCCGAACATTGCGCCAATGCTTCAGAAGCTCGGAGAACTCATCGCGAAGATTGCTATCTGGGCGCTCACCGACGCACTACCGAAACTGATCAAACTCGCGGCCGAGTGGGCTCTCGCTCTGACCGGCTGGGTCCTTCAGCTGGCGCCCCAAATAATCAAGGGACTAGGTCTCATGGTGTTCGAGATCATAAAGAAAGTTCCGGAGTTCACGATGAAACTCGTCGGAGCGTTCGCCGACCTCGGCGTCGCAATGGGCAAAGGCCTAGTGAACGGCATCATCGGCCTAGTGAACCAAATGATCAAAGAGCTAAACGATCTTCTCGAGTTCACTATCCCGGTCCCGTTCGGCCCAGACATCAAAGTGAACGCGCCCGATCTTCCATCGTTGCCTCGCCTAGCGGAAGGCGGGCTCGTAATGGGCCCTCAAGTCGCCCTCATCGGGGAGGCCGGTCCAGAATTGGTGGTGCCATTCGACAAGATGGGCAAGCTCGGCGGAGGCAACACCTACTCGATCACAGTCCAGACCGGAGTCGGAGACCCTCGCGAGATCGGCCGGCAAGTCGTGGACGCCATTCGACAATATGAGCGGACCGCCGGCCCCGTATTTCAGGCGGCCTAGATGCCCGGCCTAAACATCGCGCCGGCGATCGTCGAGATTGAGTTCACCGTCTCCGACCAGCTGACGAACTTCGTCCTCGACGACCCGATTCAAGGCGTACTCAATAACCCGACCTACCTCCTCGGCGGTGAAGTGTGGACCGACGTCACCGACCGCGCCTATTCGACAACGATCGCAAGAGGCAAGAACCAAGCCCTCGCCCGGTACAACGCCGGCACCCTTTCCGTGGTGCTCGATAATCAGGAGGCAACCTTCGACCCGACTATCCCAGCTGGCACTCCGGGCTATCCCTACGCCGGCCAGATTATCCCCGGGAAGCGTGTCCGTGTCACCGTCGGAACCGAGCTTCAATTCCTCGGCACCGTTCAAGATTGGGACCTCTCCTATCCTCTCGGAGGTGTCGCTACGGCGCTCCTCAAAGCCGCCGACGGCTTCCTCCAGCTGGCGAACCGAACACTCGCCGCGGACACATTCGCGCAAGCGCTCAGCTCGGACATGATGAACGCTCTCCTCGACCAGCCCGAGGTCGCATTCGATCCGACGCTTCGCGACATCCAGACCGGCGTCACGACGCTACAAAGCACGACGGTAGAGCTCGGCGCGAACGTGCTCACTTTCGCCCAGCTCATCGAAGCATCCGAACCCGGCTCTCTCTTCGTGTCGAAAGATGGCTTCCTCACTTTCCGCTCCCGCCGATATAACCCGACCTACGCCGGCGCGATCGTCATCACCGACGACGGGACCAGCGTCACGCCGCGCTCGATAGAAGTCGACTACGGCTCCGAGCTTCTCTATAATCGCGCGACCATCACAAGAAACGGAGGAGTGACTCAAGTCTTCGACGATTTCGCTTCTCAAGAGATCTACGGCATCTTCAGCTATGACCAGAGCGGGCTCCTCATGAACTCCGACGCGGTCGCTCTGTCGATGGCTCAGTACTACGCGAACACGTTCGCCGAGCCCGTCTTCCGTCCCCGTCGCGTCTCTCTCGACATGGCCGCCCAGACCGGAAGCGATCAGGGACTACTCCAAGCGCTCGACCTCGACGACCTCGTCCTCGTCCGCTTCACCCCACCGGGCGGACTCGTCATCGAGCGCTATATGGTCGTCTCTGGCATCTCTCACCGTGTCACACCGGGGACGCACGTCATCGACTTAGACCTCATCGACGCACAAGAGCAAGGCATGATCTACGGCGACGCATCGCTACCAGCTGAGGACCAACCTCTCAGTCTTCTAGACTTCAACCGATACGGCTTCTAGGAGGACACAATGGCAGAAGGTTTCAAGGCATGGACCGCGAGTGAAGTACTTGATGCGGAAGATCTCAACGACTACGCCAGCTCTCAAGCCGTGATGAGATTCGCGAACGCCGCCGGCCGTGACGCCTCGCTGAACGTCGCCGTCGTGCGCGAGGGAATGCTCGCATACCTCAAAGACACGAACGTACTCACCGTGAACACCGACGGAACACTCGCCGGATGGATCCAAGTCTTCCCCGTCGTGACCGCCAGCATCCAAGACGGCAACGTCACGAACGCGAAACTCGCCGCGAACTCTGTCGCAAGCGGAAACATCATCGACGGCACCATAACCGGGACCGACATCGCCGGCGGAACCATCACCGGCGCGAACATTCAAGACGGAAGCATCGGACCCTCTGACGTGGGCGGCGGCACCTACGGGATCTCAATCTCTGGAAACGCGGCCACGGCGACCAGCGCCACCTCCGCCTCGACGGCGGGCTTCGCTACCTCAGCTGGAACGGCTAGCACCGCCACACTCGCCTCGACCGCCGGCAACGCGAACACCGTCGGAGGGTATTCTCCGAGTCTTTCCTCAATCGCGAACACCGTCGCGGTCCGGGACGCATCGAATGAGCTCGAGTCCGGATCGTTCTATGCCACCGACTCGACGACACAGTTCTACTCCGCTACGACATGGACCTACCTCGGCCTCGATTGCGCTCGAGTCTCGAATGCCGACTTCGTCTATTCCTACGCCGTAAGCGGCCGAACGGTACTCGTGAACTCAAACGGAAGCCTCGGAACCTCGACATCGTCGGCTCGCTTCAAGGAAAACATCGAAGCGCTTCCGTATCTGCCGGCGGACATCTTGAAACTCCGCCCGATCACGTTCCGATATAAAGCTGACCACCTCGAAGAAGACGCGGACCGTCCCGTCGAGGTCGGCCTCATCGCTGAAGAAGTCGCCGAGCTGGGCTTCGAGGAACTGATCTATCGCGACAAAGAGGGCCAGGCCGAAGGCATCGCATACGAGAAGCTCGCCGTCCTTCTAGTCAAGGTATGCCAACACCAGCAGACACAACTCGACGCGCTCTCCGCACGTCTCGAAGCATTGGAGGCCTAGATGCCGTTTCCGTCCTTCTCCGTCGGTGAACTCGTCACGAGCGCCGACCAGAACACCATCGTCTCCTATCTGAGCCCTACCGGGTCCGTCATCGCGTTCGCCGGCTCGACCGCCCCGACGAATTGGCTCCTCTGTAACGGCACAACAGTTTCCCGCACTACCTACGCGGCACTCTTCGCGCTAATCGGGACGACCTACAACACCGGAGGAGAAGCTGGGACCGACTTCAGACTTCCGAACCTTCTCGGCCGTGTTCCGGTCGGTCGCGATGCTGGACAAGCAGAGTTCGACGCGCTAGCCGAAACAGGCGGAGCCAAGACTCACACCTTGACCACGACGGAAATCCCAAGCCACACCCACGCGCAAAACAATTTCGGCGTGGCACCGACGGCGGGAGGCTTCCCTACCGCGAACGGCTTCGTACAAGGTGGCGCGGGAGCAGATGCTCAAGGTGGCGGACGCGGCAACGGAAACACGGGAGGAGGCGGAGCGCACAACAACCTCCAGCCCTATCTCGTCCTGAACTACATCATCAAGACATGAGCCCGGAAGTCGCCGCGGCGCTAATCTCCGGCGGCTTCGTCGTACTCGTCGCACTCATTGAAAAGTCACGACGCGACAACAATCGCGACCACGGCCAAAACGCGCTCAAACTTGACCGCATAGAAACCAAACTCGACGACCACATCGACAACCACAACGGCCGAGGCTTCGGCTAATGCGCCGGCTCCTACCACTTGTAGGAGCCTTCTACGCACTCCTCGCGGCACATCCGGCGAGCGCTGAGGCGACCGGTCGAGTGTTCACTTGCCAACAATCCGCGACGCTCTCGTGGCAGATGATCCAACCACAAGAACACGCCGACGCGGGCCACTTTCCGCGCTGGGCTGACTGTGAAGCATGGCGAAACGGCGACCCCGGTCCGAGCTATGTCTGGAGCTACGGACTAGAAACACCGAATACCACGACGACC